GGAAACTGCTTGACATCAGCCTCAACGTAGACAAGCTACGTGAACAAAAAAAACATTTCGTCGCAGGCAAAAAGGGGACTTACCTCGATTTGCGTATGATTGAATTGGAGAACAAACAGTACAACGACTTCATGGTGGTTGTCAAGGTATCCAAGGAAGACTTTGATAAAGGCATCAAAGGTGACATCGTTGGATATGGCAAAGATTGGGCAAATCACAAAAATGATAGTGCCCCAGCACAGGAAAAGAAGTTAGAAGCAAATGACTTGCCTTTCTGATGGCACGGATACAAATTGACCTGAACGAGCTTGCGGAGTTTCCGATGCCGGAATTGAAAGTGTTGAAGGCATTGGTAAAACTTCATGCCGGACAACCCATGCCACAAGTCATTGGAGACTTAGATTTGGAAACAGCAGTTGCGCAAAGCATTGCACGTTTTTTGGTTAATGAGGGAGGGAGGCAACGGCTTCCCTTCCTTTTTTGTGAAGACCTGAAAGGGGACTTTGACCAATTGTGCATCAGCATAGCGCAAAGCATGAACCAACACCTGGGGACGCAGTACAAGCAGTCCGAGCTTCGACATAAGGTGCGATATTGGTATGAGAGAGGCTACACAGAAATGAATGATTATTTAGCAGTAGTGACGGATCGGTCCGATGCGTGGCGATCTGATCCAAAATTGAAAACTCATTTACGTCCTGCCACTTTGTTTGGGGAAAAATTCGAGCAATATCTGAACTTGTCTCGGATCACCTCAGCTCAATCATCACTTGTCGGTTATGACGATGAATTTACAGGCGTATGATTAGAAGCTCAGTTACCATTGACGACTTAAAGCCAAAGCTATATGAACTGCGGAACGAAGTGCGAGACCCGGCATGTGAGACAGGGGTCGCGGAGTTGGACGATTTATACGCTCCACGCAAAGGGTATCCCTTGTTCGTTGCTGGTGCGCCACATCATGGTAAGTCCCTTTTTGTAAAGTGGTTGCTCATTGAATGGAGCGAGCGATACAATTGGAAACACTTTGTGTACATGGGCGAGGAAGGCGGACCCGAAGAGCTGGCTATGGACTTGGCGGAGATGCACGTAGGCGTAGCGGCGCGAAAAAAAAACTATCGCGGAGAAGAGCAAGAACACATGGAGGAAGACGAGTTCGAGATGGCTTTGGATTGGGTTGGACAGCATTTTACTTTCTACGACCCGGACAGCAATCAGAGCGAGTTCACTCCGGACGACTTCTACGCCGCATGTTCGACAAGCGAGTACGATACTACTGTCTTAGACCCTTGGAACGATACAGCAAAAGACTTGCAGAAATCGATGGGCAGGGAAGACGTTTGGCTGACGAGCGAGTTGAAGAAGATACGTGAACACAGCAAAAAGTGGGAACGGATTGACGTAGTGATCAACCACATTGCTAAATTGCATGCGGACAGCACAACAGTCAGTGGCAAGCGATATCAAAAGCCAGCTCTACCCCAGGAGTGGGCAGGAGGTCAGGCTTGGTATCGAAGGGCATTCACGATGTTGCTTGTGTACAGACCTCCGGCAGGAGAGAAAATGCGTGAGGGCGAGGATGAGATACGAGATGGGGAGACATGGATTGTTAATCAGAAAACCAAACCAAAAGGCAGCGGGAAGCTTGGTCGGGCACGACTCTTCTTATGCCGTCGAACAAATCGATTTACGCAATGAACGCAAGTAAATTCATACCCTACCGAGTAAGGGATATTTCTGACTTGGAAAGATTGGCTGACCGAATGCATGCTTACGGTATTGCCGAAAGCCTGGAGGCACAGCTTGAAATGACAACCGAGTTAGATCAAGAGAAGTGCAGGACAGTGGTCATCAAGGTGTGTGGTGAGCTTTACAAAATGTTGGAGCAGGCTACATGTTTGGAGCAGAAGATGGATGCCATGCAAACAAGCTTAAACACGGAAAGGGCACACAGCCTTAAACATGAGGTAGAGCTTCGTGATGTAAAGGAGAGAAACGTAAAACTAGCTAAGGAGAATCGCAACCTGAAGCACAGTTTGGAAGAAATGATGAAGGACGTATGAAAACAATATGCAGCTTGAGTGGCGGCCAAAGCAGTGCATATGTGGCCGCAAACTATCCTTGTGACTATTTGCTGTTTGCTCTGGTAACGATAAAGGATCAGAAATGTTCGCCAAAAGACAAGGCATTGGTGAAGTATGTGGAGGACAAACTCGGTGAGTCTTTCATTGCTACACCCGAAGACGACACAATTATTTTGACGATGATGGATCTTGAACAAGAGCTAGGTCAAAAAGTAAATTGGGTAAAAGGATTGTCCTTTGAAGATGTCATTGAAAAGAAAGGAGGCTATTTGCCAAACAGAACACAAAGATTCTGTACTGTTGAGATGAAGCTGAGGCCGATGCATCGATGGTGGCGCAACAACCTGGGGCCTGATCCAATTGAAATGAGAATTGGTTTTAGAAAAGGAGAAGAAGACCGGGCACGGCGGATGCACGAAAGATGCAACTCTGACGGATTGATCGTGATGCATGACGTTATCGGAAAACACAACAGCGGCAGAAACAAATGGGCAGAAATACCATGGCAAAAGCCAAGCTTCCCAATGGTGGACGATCGTATTGGGCGTGATGTTGTAGTTGAGTATTGGAAAAAAAAGTCGGTTCGATTTGCAGAAAGAAACAATTGTGTTGGATGCTTTCATAGAAACCCTATCTTACTAAGAACCCTCTTTGATAAGCACCCTGAGAAGATGAACTGGTTTGCTGAACAAGAAACTGGAGCGCGAAAAGCTAGATGGATGAAAGAAATACGATACCATGACATTGCGAAACACAAGTTGCAAATTGAATTGTCTTTTGAAGATTTTTCAGATTGTGACAGCGGACACTGCGGAATATGATTGAAGAATTTACAAACGGCGAGGAATACGATGGAGTTGATGACAACGTAGAAATACTGTTGGAAGCTTCAGGCGAGGATCCAAATCAAGCTTACATGTATGTGCGCATCAAAGCGGCTCCGGATATGGAGTTAGAAGACGTTCTAATTGAAGTGGACGAAGATGGTACGCAGAGTCATATAACTACACCAAATTGTGACATGGTTAGTGTGCTGGCAAATGGATCTATGTCACAGCTCACCATCATGTTTTTGGAGTTGTTTGAAAATGACCCAGCATTCATGGAGGCTTGCATTCACGCAATTCACGCACTAGGACGAAACAGAATTCAATAAACAAACACGATGGGAAAACTTACCGAAGAGAAGCGCAAAGAGATGCGCAAGTTGTTTGAAGAAAATGGTTTGACATCAGATGATGTTTTCCAGCACAAGCACTTTGTGATCATTACTCGATCAGGCATCGAGAAAATACAGGCCAAAAAGCAAATCATTGTGACCTTTGATGAGGTTGTGATGGAGAGAGATTTCGTGGTTGTGAAAGCCAAAGCTTTAATTGCAGAGACATCCATAAAGGTTGAGACATATGGAGAGGCTGGACCTGAGAACTGCAAGAACAGTTACTACGTTATGACTGCGGAGAAGAGAGCTTTAAGTAGGGCTGTGTTGAAGAGTGTTGGGCTGTACGAACATGGAGTTTTCTCCGAAGATGAAGGAGTTACTGATGAGTGATTGGATAGAAGACTTGTTTGATCGCGCTGAAGATGCGGGCAAACCAAGCGATAGAATGCGCAGTAGACTCATTTATCTCCTGAAATTATGTAGATATGAGGACAATGTTGAGGAAGACTACGAGATAGAAATCTTATCTTCAGACTTGGACATGGCTCGTTATGAGGAGCTTACGACCACGTTTGAATTAAACAAACTGGATGTGAACTACGACTACGCGCCATCCCAAAAGGCATTAGCCAAGTGGATTAAACGTGTAGCAAATCTCGAATGAAGCCAATCCTTGCTCGTCTTCTTTCTACTGTAAACATCTCAGATGTCTTTAAGACAAAGGGAGATCTAAAAAGGTGGAGCGCGAAGAGGACGATCGGGGGCGTATTGGCAATGACTGCTTGTGAAGTCATCATTGTTGAGGGAATCAGTTGGGAAGCTGTTGCACTTGCTGGAATCAGCGTTATCCCAATCACCGCCTCAATGTTTGAGAATGCAAGCAGTACAAGTATACAAGATTGAGTACAGGCCCGGCGACAAGTACCGGGCCTTACTTATGTCTGACCTCCACTGGGACAACCCCAAATGTGACCGGAAGCGATTGAAAAGAGATATGGATTATGCCTTGGAGCATGATCTTGATATTTTCATTAATGGCGATTTATTCTGTGCAATGCAAGGTCGTTACGATGGCAGGCGCATGAAGGGCGATATTCGTGAAGAACACAACACAAATACGTACTTAGACAGCTTAGTCACTACAGCGGTCAAGTGGTTTGAGCCATACGCTAAGAACATCAAGCTTATCGGATATGGCAATCACGAAACAGCCATCTTAAAGAATTGTGAGACAGATCTACTGGAGAGGCTTGTTGACGGGTTGAACGCGCGAGGGGCGGACATCACTCTAGGAGGTTACGGAGGATGGGTTGTGTGGTCGTTCTATCAGCCTGATCATGGCAACGCTATGCGCTACAAGATGAAGTATTTTCACGGATCCGGTGGAGGTGGCCCGG